TACCAAAGATACATATGAGTTCTCGGGTTGGTTTAAAGAGTATGACTATGAAACTAAGAAAAAGATAGATGAAATAAAAGAAGTATTCGATGGGAAAGGTACACCATTTTAAAGGAGAATATAATGGAAGAAAAGAAACAAAGTTATTGGGACGTGTGGTATTCACGTCCTGAAAACAGGGAAAGAAAAAAACAATATGCAAAGGAAAGGTATTATAAAAAGAGAGATGATATCTTAAATAGAAAAAAAGATAGGTTGTCTAGTGAATCAGAAGACCAAAGACAAGCTAGACTACAAAAGATGAGGGAGTATTATTATTCAAGAAAAAACAATGACAATCAAGATAGATAAAGACATACCTATTAGAGAACCAGGTAGACCTGTACTAAAAAAGTATGAAGAATACTATGATACTGTAGATATTATGGAGCATGGCGATTCTTTTTCTGTAGATAGTATGAGGACTGCACAAGCTATGAGAGAATATTCTTACACAAATAGGTTTCGTTTGAAAAATAAAGATGCTAAGATTGTAACTAAACAAATGTCCTCTAACGAGTACAGGGTGTGGAAAATATTTGAAAGCTGAAATGCTATCTATGTTATGCGCTAAGTCAATGAACCTAGAAGTGAGTTCACGTAACCATGACGCAGTAACAACAGAAGATATATCACACTTCTTAGGTACTTGTAAACTTAAGAACAGGGAATACGATATACTCATGGCTAAGTATGTAGATAGCCATGAGTCAAGAACATCTTTATATGATGATATCTTTATAGAATGTTGTGATATCTTTATGAAAAACCATAAAGCTAGTGAGCTAAGAGGAGAGAAGTTCTTTATGAGAATGTTTATCTACCTAGCATTTCGTGAAATCTTTTATGAATCTTGTTTTGTATGTCAAGGCAGAGGAACAATATCAAACGGAGACAGGATAGAGAAGTGTATGCATTGTGATGGTACAGGACAATTTATATATGATGATGATAATAGACCTGAGTTTATGGGAATAGAAAAAGAAAGGTTTATGAAGTTTAAGAAATCATATATGGAAATGTTAAACATGATTAGGGATATAGAGTTAAGTGCGCTAAGTAAAATAGGTGATGAGTAATGACAACAGCATTAGTAAGAATTAAAGAAGATAAACAACTGGTTGGTATATTTACTTACCAAACAGAATATGTTGGAGAATTATTTAATTTAGTAGACCAATGTATGAACCCTAATGAATGTGAATATATAGAGATTCATTACGGTGGGTTCTACTGGTTTGATAAAGTAGATAATATAAAAGGATTAAGTGAAATGACTGACAGAGAAATAAACGAGGGACAGCGCTATGATAATGCTACCCCATGTGAATATCTTTGTGATACTATGAATGATGCAGAGGATATGTGGCATGACATTGATAGAGAAACTTAAATGGTTCAGTTCATTTGTATTAACTATAGGAATTATACTCACCTCGTATAATATTTACCCTGCTAATCTCTATGTTCAGGTGGTCGGGGTACTCGGTTGGTTGTTAACGGGTATCCTGACTAGAGATAATCCACTCATATTTATTAATTCAGTAGCTTTTGTTGTTCTTGTGTCAGGTATTATGTATTCCTGGTAGGATATAGGGGGATAGAATGGACGTTATCACGTTTATTCTAATTCCCTATATCAATAGTACCGACTAGTGAGTAACTCTATTGTCGTCCTCTGTAGATACCTTATCTGAGCTATCAATGTTTTCCTCTGATGTAGCATCTTGAATTGCTGATAACTTGGGTGCGAGGGTAGGAATCTTAGCAACAAGTCCTTGTAATTCCTCAATCAGTTCAGCATCTGACTTATGTTTGTTATCTTCCATGTTGATATTAATATTCTGTGATGAGTAGTTACCCAATTCTAATATTAGTTTAGCGCAGTTAAGACGTACTGAGTCTTGGTCTGAATGTAATAGGTCTTCAAGTACATTGATTGCCTTGCCTGATACAGATGTGATTCTTTCTTCATTAATCTTTCTGATTTCTTTTTCGTATTTTCTTTTTAGATAGTATCCCATTTGAGATGGGTTCTTATTATATCCTGCTTTCTGTGCTGACTTGGTTGCGTTAGCCAGTGTATCTCCACTTGTAAAATATTCTACAAATAGTTTTTCTTTCTTCTCATCTGCTACTCTCATTCTTCCACCTTTTTCATTATCCACTCTTTGAGCTTGTTCGTTTGATGTTCAGGTACTGGTATATCAAGTCTGAATTTAATCCATGACTTGTCCAATACTAAACTCCCATCTATATCTGTTCCCTCTTTATCTCCTGATATGTGAGAGACTATAGTTATAGTTTTATCATTTTCCTCAACTATTAAACCGAGTGATACACAGTCAGCTAGTTCAGGTTTTAATTCTTTGATGTCCGTCCACCCGTGTGTTGGGGTGACTGCGTCCTCCCAATTTAGGAAAGTAATTATTGGTTGCATTATTTATTCCTTAGATAATTAAGATAGTCAGCGCCCTCCTCAACTTCCCAAAATACTTTGATGAAGTCAGGATGGTCTTCAGTTAAGTTGGTATTAAATACAGCAACAGCACAAGCTGACATCATCTTACATGGAAGATTAAGTTGCTTTGCAAAGTTGTCGTACTTCTTATATGAACCTACTTGTACACAGTGCATAATCTTATCTGAGTTAGCATCCTTGATAGGGCTATATCCTGATACATGAGTATGACCTGCTATAAGTAAGTGGTCTCTTGCATTGAACAATGCGTGTTTAACAATACCGTGTGCTGTATTGTACATTGAATGTCCTCTAAAATTATGAGAACAATTTACTTTGATTTCGTGGTTAGGTAATTTGATTTTAAGTCTTGCGTTATGATTAGAGTATACAGTCTTTAGAGGTTTACACATCCAGTTGATTGGGTCACCCTCCATAGCCCACATATCATGGTTACCTGCAACAATAAATATATAAGGTGTTGCATTGACTAACCATTCTACAAGCGCCCACTGTTGCTCCCCATTTGTCGTTTGGTCTGCCCATAATCCTGCTAACTTACCACGTCTAGCCCAGTTATTAGATAAATCCCCAACAGAACAAGCATACATACCATCTGTTTGATTAACAATATCTATATGGTTTCTTAATGATATCCAATCACACCCATCATCATCAACGTGTGGGTCTCCTTGTATATATAATCCGATAGGTTTCTTATCATCTATCTTTATGTTGATAAACTTTTCAGACTTTTCTCTTGCTTCTTTTCTTTTGAATACTTCTGTTCTTGCATTGATGAGTTCTTCTGTAGACCAATCAAGATTCTGAGCTTCTTATAATTCGTAATTCTTTGTAATCTTAGGACTAACTGTTTTTTTATTACAAGTCCTGCACTTCCATCTTTTTCTTTTCTTTTCTGTACCACAATGACCTGCTTTAATTAAGTGAGTTGAATCACAATGAGGACATTGTAGGGCATTACCATCCTCGTCTCTTTGTATGATACCTACTCTACTATAGTTACCACCATTATTGTTGATTTGGTATGTCATTTATTTTCTTCCTCATTTATTAAATAATCTAAGTACCATCTTGCTTTCTTTAAATCTTGCACAGGTGTACCCTTATACGGAAATCTTGTAACATACTTGATGATGTTACCTCGAACATAGTCCATATCCCATGACCGTATATACTTAGTAGTTTCTATCCCCTTTGTGTAGTGGGGTGGATTACTAATAAGGTCTTCTTTCTTCTTGCTCATCAATCTTATCCATTATCTCGTCCCAAGTTATTGGTAGACAATTAAAGAATACTACACCACCGTACTGATAGTCAAGTCTTCCTCTTATCCTGTCTTTGATACTGAACCTAGCATTAGGTTCTATGGCATGGATAGCCCTGATGATTTGCATTTCCCTTTTTGTATAAGGGATGTTTGCGCTCATAGTTATCTCCTATTAGTTTAAGCATATAGCCATCTAGTGATGTAATATGACATAACTAATATTAGTATAAATTCTAATACTGATATCTCAGGTCTTAGATATTTCGTCCTTACCTTACTTAGTAAGAACTTAATTAAGTTTATCATGGCATGAAACCTCTGCTATTTCTAGCTTTAATTAGGTTTCAAAACACCCACTCTAGTCTTGTGAGTTCTATTTAGTTCTTCTTGAAACTTAATCCATTTCTTTATTTGTTTCTGTTTCTTTGTTTCTTTCTTTACCACTTTTTGCATGACCAATACCTAGCTGTTAGTTTAGATTTAGCAGTATCACACTTGTGTCTTGCTCTAAATGATTTACGTCTTGATGGTATGTTCTTTTTAATCTTCATGTTAGCATCACCAAATCTAATGAGCTTAATCTTGTCTCCCTCTTTGGCTAATACAGCAAACTTCTTACCACCTTTACGTGAGTTCTTTGGTTTGTTATATCCTGAGAATTTTTCACCTGCTCTTTCTACTGTCATTATCTATTCTCCACTCTACGATTGATAATCTCTTATCTATTTTTAGTAACTCTTTCATTATATCTTCTTTAATCTTTTGGCGCTCAATAACATTATCAGGAGATGGTATTATTTGATTGTCCATATTTACTAGTATAGACATCTTCTGATTAAGTATGTTTACACTATCATGTATATTTAATAAGCTAGTAAATAAATACCCTAACATTGCTAACAACAATGGTATTGCTGCTGTAATCAATTTATCTATCATCTGCGAGTAGCTGCCGAACCAAAATAAAAACCCGATATCGCTGCTAGAAAATGTGTATCTGCTGTAGTAATTACGATACCACTTAAACCTTTAAATGCTGTAACCTCTTGGGTACTGCCAAATATCCACCAACCCTCTTTGACTTGCTCAAGATACATAAGATGTACTTGTACTGATGGGTCTAAGAATACTGCTATTTTAGGTAGACATATAATAAATATAACTGATAATAATGCCATCCATCTTCTTGTTACGGATTGAAAGTGACCACCATGTTTTCTTGCGTCATCAACTGATGCTCTTTCTATCTCTGCTCTTTGCATGAGATATCGTTGTTGGTCTGCATTATCCTTAGATTTCTGTGACCATATAGATAGTACACCAGTAAGTAATGATGAACCTAACATGGTAATAATTTCAAACGGTATCATTTCTTTGTAGCTTCCTCCATTTCTTTAACTAATCTTTCTCTTAAATCCTGAAATTTTTCTTGGTATTCATCAAAAGATATTAAACCTTTTCTTCTGTCCATATCTAAACTTTTTAATTCTTTTTTGTATTGTGACTGTAGTCCTTTTACTTCTTTACCTTTTAACACAGCTAGTCTTTCTATGTCTGCTGTGTTTACAGTTAAACCAAATGTACTAGCTAATGCTTCTAGCCCTGTTAGTGGGTCAGAATACGTTTGGTATCCACCCTCTTGAAATGCTTGTGTTACTTTTCTTGATGCAGGGGTTAAATCTGCTAAAGGAGTTCCTGCAAATACTGGTAGGTTAGGAACAAAGTCTTGAGCAAACTTAGATGTTCTATTTAAAAATATTTCAGAACGGCTAAGCCCCATCTCATCAAATTTTTGACCAGTAAAACTATCTTGTCCTTTTACAAAAACATCAAGAGCAGTCATACCTATGCCACCAAACTGTGTCGATGCAGGTAAATAAGGAATACCACCTGCTCCTGGTCCTCCCATAGCAAACACATCACCACCAGGAAGTTTCCTAGTTATATCAAAATACTTAGCGCCACCATTGATTCCATCATAAGGTAATCTTATGTTTGCATAAGGCATATCAACAAAAGGATTCTCAAACATTCTTTTTTTTCTAAACTCTTGCATAAGTTTTCTTTCAGTATCTTCTAAGTCTCTTGTAGAACCTGCTGTTTCTCTACCCATATCATTAGCTGCATATCCAAGTGCTGCTAATACTGCAAACTTTTGTGGTCTAACTGCTGCTGTTTCTATCAGTAAAGGTATTATTCTATAACTGTAAGATAAAAATGGTACTGCTACATTTCTAAACAGGTTTACTTTAGGGCTTCTAATATCATAATCAATAAAATATCTTATAGCATCTTTTGCTGCTTCTTCATTAGTATATAACTTACCAGTCTTAGGATTGATTTGTTCTTTTCTAGTTTTGTACAAAGCATATCTAAATATCTTATCTTCTAATTGGTATATGTCTGAAGATAATTTATCGGCAGGACCAAAAATCTTACTACCTTTTCTTAACTGACGCATACCTGTATCAAGCACATCATTCATAAAGTCACCTGTTTTTTCTGCGCCATCAGTTTTGTGGGTTTTAATTAAATCGTCATATACATTTTCTAGATTACCTTGCGCTCTCATTTCTGCTGAAACTAAATCAGCGCTTAGTCCACCCTCATTGTATAAGTCTCTTAAATCTTTAGGTAAATCTTCTAGTTCTACCTTACCTCTTTCGTATGCAAAGATTTGTTTGAATTCTTTAGATGCTTTAGAAAATGTTTTCCAACTCCCGTTAGACATATAGTACATAGAAAAGTTAGCAACTAAGTTATTCATGTGTACAGCAGGATTGTATACAGTTTTAGTTTTCTTCCAAAACCTTTGTAGTTTAAACCACTTGTTTGCTAGTCCATTGCCATACGCAAAGTTATCTTCTCTAATTTTAGTTAATAGTTCTATATCTTTGAATGTATCTTCAGGTACAACCTTTCCGTTTAACGCACCATATTTAGGTATGTTATCTCCTACCTCATCTTTTATAAATTCATTGGGTATAATTTTGTACCCACCCTCTTTCATTTCTTGTAGGTTAGCAAACTGTTTATCTTTTCCAATAAATGTGCTTTGGTCAAAAACATATTTCCCTGCTCCGTCATCTAGTACACCTTTATAAAATCTACCTAAACCTAATGTAGTGTTTAAATCTTTTGCTGTTCTAGATACTGACAATGCAGCATCTTCTATTTCACCAAGTTCTTCTCTTTCTTTTTTTGTAAGTTGTGCAATGATATCGTGTGTACCATCTTCATTATCTTTTACAATAACTCCATAGTTAGACCCTTGGTCTAGGTCACTCTTTTGTGCAATATAATCAGGGTCAGCTTTACTTTGTACTCTATTTATTAGCTTACCTCTTTTTTCTACATCAACGGTATCTGTATCTGCAAATTTTTTTTCGTAATCAGTTTTTATTTTTGTATCTAATATTCTTTCTTGTCTTAGTGGGTCTACAATACCTGCTACTTCATCAGCTTTTACACCTGACCTTACTATTATTCCTCTACCTCTAACACTGTCTCCTCTTATCTTACCTAATACACCTTTAAGTTTTGCAGCTTCTTGTGGTCCTTTAGTATCTAAAACTTTTTGATAAGTTCTTCTTAGGTATGAATCAAGATTAGTTTTAAAAACGTCATCACTTAATATACCTGCATCTCTCATATCTTCACCTATCTTGGTAAAGATTTTTAATTTTTTGTCTTTTAGTTTTAGTAAATTATCAACTACTTCTGGAGATAGATTGTTTTTGTCTGACATCTTAGTTAGGATTTTATCGTCCAAATCCCCACTGAATAATTGATAAGCAAGTTTGTTTTCTTCAGGTGTTAGTTTAGTTAAGTCAGCATGTAAAGAAGAAAGGGCAGACTGATGCCCTGATATTGTTCCTTTCATTTTATTCCACTGGGTATATATTTCAGGAGACATATGTATGTCAGGATTGATAGCATAAACTAACTTGTTTCCTGTTTCTGTATTCTGTAAATAAGTACCTGCTCTTTTGCCACCTAAAAAAGCAAGTGCTGTAATACCTGTGTTAATCATATATTCTTCAGCAGAATTAGAATCTTCTAAATAATTTAAACCTACATATGCTCCACCTAATGCTCCTGTAGCACCTAACGGATTTTTTGTCATAGAGTTCCATAAAGGTCTTCCAACTTTTTCGGCATATTTATTAGCCATAGTCATTTGCTCTGTAAGACCTTTGTTCTTTAATACTTCTTCATCTCTTTCTTTTGCAGATAATTTTTGTAATCTTTGTGTCTCTACTTCATCATCTATCTTTGTTAAGGCAGATGATTCTTCACCAAACCCTAATGCTTTCTTACCTGCTAATCCTATAACACCCGTTATTAATCCACCTGATGCTGCACCATATCCTGCTTGAATCATTTTTTGTTCCCACATTTCTGTGTTGTTTGCAAAAGATGTTTCGTCTGTATATCCTGCTGCACCAAATCCTGCACCATATGCCATTCCTTGTTTAACTAATGATGATATTGATTTAGCTTTAGCTACTGGTATTACCCAACCAAATGGGTCAGCTACTACACCACCCATGTAAGCGCCTAATGCTGCTCTACCATAATCTTTGTTAGCAAATATTCTATTTAATTTAGCTTGGTCTTGTTTCATAGTTTCTTCACCAATACCAAATATTTGTTTTATTCCTCTGTATGTATCTGCAAACCCCATGCTACCTGCGAAAGCCATTGCTTCTTTTCTTGACAGTCCACCTACATCTTCTCTTACAGTTCCTACTTTATCTTCATTAATGGTAGAATATTCTGATGGAGCTGTTTCCTCATCAAACATATTTGACATATCTATAGTAGAACGATTAGGAGGAGTTGTTTGTTCCTCTAATATCTTGGTAATATCTACCACTATTTACCTGCCCACTTATTAAATTGTGCAATGGTATCTTCCCATTCGTGTTTTTCTCCTAATTCTTTAGCTTGTTTTACAGCTTCAATATGTGTTCTTTGTAGTACATCAAATAAACCTGTATCACTTAAAAAGATATCATACATTTCGTTTTTAAATAACTCTTGTGATGGTGGTGGTATGTTAGCAGTTAACAATGCACCGTCTTTTTGTTTAGTCATTCCAAGAACTGGGTCATATTTAAAATATAATTTATCGTATGCACTCAGTGCATCTTTAGCTTCTGCTCTAGTTTCTTTTTTAACTGCAAGTTTTGTAGCAGCAGTATCTTTTTTTAATTTTTGTACGGCAGCTATTTGTGTTGCAGCATCTGTAGATACATCTTTTAATACTCTACTAGCTACATCAAAACCTGATTCCCCCATTTGTCTTTGTCCCATAATACCTATACCTGCCCTTATTAGAGCAGCATTTTGTATAGCTTTTAGCATAGACTCAGTATCTCCTGCTGTAGTAGGAGCAAGAAGTTCTCCGATGCCTGATGCTAAATCTTTTTCTTCTTTATCTATAGCCATTAAAACATTCCTCCTTGTCTTCTGTATCTTTCATATGGGTCTTCGTCATCAAACATTAATCCTCTAGTTGCTGTTGGAGTATCAGTTATAGTTGGAGCTTTAGGTTTATCCTGTTGAAATGCACTTAATAAAGTTATCAAGGTATTAGGTGACATTCCTTTGGTAGCTTCTGATACAGCTTCAACTGCTTCTTTACCTTTAAATTTACCTGTAGATAAATCATATGTGTCTTGTAGATTCGCTCTCATAGTAGCCATTGGGTCAGGTGCAGCAACAGTTCCTTGTGTAATGTCTATTGGTCTTACACCTGTAAGTGCATCAAAAAATCCAATAGGTTGTCCATCAGGTCCTATCTGTCCCATGATTGGTTTAGCTTGTTGTGCATCAACTTGTCTTTGCATTTGTGCTTGCACTTCAGGACGCATACCCATTAGTCCACTAGTATATTGTTCTACTTCTCCAGTTACTGGGTTAGTATATATTTTATCTAACCTTTCTTTTTCTTTTTCTTCATCTGATTTAAAAAGATTCCAGTT